CTCACTGGTTTTCTTGTACCGATACCGCACATAAACCACGCTGTTTTTCTGCGTCCCGTCTACGGTCACAGCAGAAATAGAGCCGCTGAATTTGAGCTGCATTTCCGCTTCAATGTCGTTGGTTCGTCGGAGCGTCACCGAGGATATCTTCGGCTTGGTGTACGGAATGACTGTCACCGTCCGTGAAGTTTCGGCGGTGTAGCCGCGGGAGTCCGTGACCGAGAGCGTGACCGTCACACTGCCGGACTTGGCGATCTTTCCGACCGTAATTGCAGCGCCGGTCGAATTGGATGCGGATAAACCGTTGCAGGAAGCGGTGTAATTGGAAATGCTGGCACCGTTCTTCGCAGTCGCTGTTCCCGGTGTAACTTTGAGGGTCGAGTAGTCCTGTACGAACAGCTGATCGTTCCCCGTGAGGTTCTTTGTGGTCGTGTAGCTGTCGGCATAAGTGAATCCGCTTATGGTCGGAGCAGAATTGGTTGCCGTGGTCAGTACCGTGGCGGTCTTGCTTGAAGTACTGCCGATCTGCGTAGACCCGCTGTAGGACGAAACCGCAAAAGTGCCGGTGAACGACTTGATGGACGCCATAGCGTTCAACAGCGTTGTCCTCTGCGCCGATGTAAGCGTAACCGTGCGGTTCGCCGTGCCCTTCGACCAGGAAAGCCCGGAAATAGTCAGGATGGTCGTGCTGCCGTTTTTGAGCACCAGCGTATTGGTGTAGGAGGCTTCGTACACGGTCACATTGATGGTAATGGAAACCGTGGCATTGTCCGCCGTCACCGTGTTGACACTATTCACCACAGCACCGCCCAGCGTCTTGACCGTGGAACTGCCAGAAGTGCCGTAGACGTGGTTGTATTGCCGCCTTGCTCTGACCCTCACCGTATAGCTCGTGTTCGGCGAAAGCGAGGACAATGTTACGCTGGCGCTGGTGGATGCCGTCGTTGAGAACTGCGTCCAGCTCGAACCGCCGTTTGTGCTGTACTGCCAGATGTCCGCCGTGGCAGAGGATGTAGCGGAGATTTTGAACCCGTTTGCCGTGACATTCGATGTACTGAATGTAACTGTGGGAGCATTGCGGTCAATGGTAGTCAGCGTCATGCTGCCGCCGTATTCCTGTGAACCGTAGATATACACACGGGTCGAGAATCCGACCGCAATCGTTTTGCTGCCATTGCTGTCGTGAGCTACAGTAATCGTGCCACTGACAGAACCTTTCTTTGCCGGGAAAACACGGTCATCCCAATAGGTATGGTCCTTTGAGTATACGGTCGTACCATTGATCGTTACAGTGGTCGTGTCAATGGTGTAGTAAGTGGATGCGCCACCGGTAGAGGTCAGCGTCCAGGAAAGTGTCGAGCTGTTACCGACCACATTCACGCTTTCTGAAATGTCCAGTTGAAGATAGCGCCCATCGTATGCTGCACTTTTCCAAGTTGCCATAGCTTTCCCTCCTTAATCCAGAATGACGATATTTAACCCCTCGGACGCCGTGGGCATCGGGACAAACTTCGTTTTGCCCACGGTCAGCTCGCCGTCCACCGTGGTTTTCTTAGTCTGCGTTTCGTCCTTGTTTAGGGTGAAAATCACCTCATCATTGTAGTAACCGGCGAACTCCGTGTTCGTAATGACCGTCCGCTGGGACGATGCGCTGTTGGATACCTCGATGCCCCGCTTGTCGATCTTGACCTCCTGGGTGTAGATCTCGTTGGGAGCAGGCGTCCACTTTCGGGGGATCGCTCCTTCGGAGATCATGATGTCGGCGAGATAAATGGACGCATCCCGACAGTAGCAGTAAATACGCAGCGTAGGGTCGGTCACATCCGTGAGCGTTACGGAGTAATCCGTCCAGTCAAACGCCGTGGACTTATTGAACAGGTACTTGGTCTTGTTCCCGTTGTAGGTCACATAAAAATACCCGGACATGGTCGAGGTTTTCTTTGCCCGAACCGAGATCGTATAAGTGCCGGGAACCACACCTCGAATGTACTGCAACAACGAGGAGTATGCGCCCAGCACAAAGCAGGAGTCGGAAATGGTGTTGTTTTGCGTATCTGTGGAGGCATCCGTTTTCACCGTACCGGAGTAGCTCCAATCGTCCGTGATGCCGTTCAGCCCGGAGGAATTCTGCACATAGTTGATGCCGCCGATGTACTGCTCCTGCATGGTGACGGACAGTCCATTCACCGTGTGTTCCAATTCCGAAACACGGCTTTCGGAGTTCAGCACCCGTTCCTCCAGGACGCCCTGGTCGTTGGACACTGTTTCCACCGTTTCGGTAAGGGTCGCCACATAGCTGTTCAGCCCGTCGATGGTCTGCTGGAACTGTGCGTCCTTCTCGGTCAGAATGGAAATGGTGGTGCGGATCGTTTCAATGTCGTTCTGCACCACCCATTCATTTCCGTCCCATATCTTCGTTTCCGGCGGGGTCACGGAAGTATCCACCCAGAGCTGCCCCTCATAGGGGTTCTCCGGCGGCGTGTCCGAGGTGACCACATCGCAGAGACTGATAATCGTGAACTGTGCCGATGCGATCATCTCACCACCTCCTTAAAGTGCCACAACGACCATAAAGGTTGCCTTGGTATCCACATCGGCGCTGGACACCGACAGGGTCTTGCCGGTCTTGCTGCCGTTGGTTCCCCATGAAGTATCGACAACACCGTCTTTGTTGTACTTCGTCCAGGTGTAACTGCCGTTCCCGGCCGCATCCACCTCTGAGCCTGCCTGATAGCAGACAGCGGTCAGCACGGTCGTGCCCTGACCGTTCTTGAATACATCACCACCCGTGGAGGTGACGATGATCTGCAAAGGATCGGAGTTGTCGATGAAGGTCGCCACATCGAAAAACTTCGTGTTATAAGAAGCGGATGCGGAGTCTGTGTCCTGGGCACAGCACTTGAATACGGCGTAGCTGTCCACCGCTACGGCGTAGACCGTGAGGGTATTGGTGGCCGTGCCGGTGTATTTGTCGGCGGTATCCGAGAGCTTGCGCCAGCCGATACCGAAGTCCGCATCATAACCGGTGGAAGAGGTAGCGGTGACAGATGCGTCCATGACCGCCCACTTGTAGCTGACCTTGGTGGTGTCTACCGTAGAGCCGCGCCACAACTCGGCCTTGGCGGTCAGACTGGCGACCTCCTCGTTCTTGAACACATTTCCGTTGGGCGTGGTGACCAGCAGGTCAACGATGCCGGAGCCGTTGACCACACGGGAGAAGGAAATGGTCAGCGGATGGGTCAGCGACAGACCGGTGCTTTCGTCCTTGTAGGTGATGACGCAGCGGTAGTCGATGCCGGGCAGCTCTGCCATGACATTGGCCTTGACCGTGAGGATGTGGCTCTTGGCGCCGCTGAGAGCGTAGTTCGTACCTGCGGTAATGGCGGTGTTACTGTCGCCTACATACCACTTGACCGAGGTGACATTGGCGGTGGCGATCTGGTCGGCAGTGGTGCCGATGACATACAGACTGGGTGTCAGAACGAGGTTCTTCGTTTTCCAGTCCGGGGTATAACTGCCGTTGTCGGGGTTATACATCTGAGTCTTGGCGAGGTTTGAGCCGATGTACCCCGTCAGCGTCAGTGCGTCATTGTAGTCGATGATGGTAAACTGACCTTGTGCTTTGCTCATGTGAGAAGCCTCCTTTAAAGTTGTTGTATCAGGAACGGGTGCTGTGCCGGTTCCTGTTGTGGGTTCTGCGGTTGCCATAATGAATTCCTCCGTTATAACAGGCTCTGCCTGGTCGTGGTGTCGATGAGGTCACAATAAAAAGTGGCGCGGATTTTGACATCCGCACCGGTGATGACCACGGACTTTGCGCCGCCGAAATGCTGTTCATTCCAGACCTTGTCCGCTTCTGTGTCCTCCGACACCCTTGTCCAGATAAACTGGTTGGCATCCAGCGTGTCGGTGATGTCCTCGTCCCAGGAGTACACCTTGGCAGAAAGCAGCGTTTTCACATTACCGTTCTTGAAGATGTTCCCGTTGGATGAGATGATGACCAGTCGGAGCATTTTCTGCTCCTCGATGGTGGTAATGCGGTCGCTGACCTCGGTGACCTCCTTGCTGGTGGCGTAGGCACGAAGCACGACTTCGCCGCTCTCCAAATCCCACCAGGACGAGCCGTCCTGCGACTGGATGACACCTGCCTTGATGATGTTTGCTACCAGAGAGCCGGAAGTAATGAAGTCTGCAACAATCTGCCCGTCCGCCGTGATGGCGGTTTCGTAGGGGCCGTTGTAGCCATTATGGGAAAAGCCCAAGCCGCCCACATTCCACCGCCAGACGTTCACGGCTTCGTCAATGGAGGGAGCGTCCAAAATGAGCAGCTCATAGGGCTGTCCGTTTTCCTCGCTGGTGTGGATGACCACATAGCCGCCGCTCTGACCGGTGATAAGCCCGGTGGCCTTGCCGATGACGGTCTGGAGCAGCTTTGGAAAGCGTCCCACCGTGGATTCCACCTTATCAACCGAGGACTGCACCTCGGAAATGGTGGTGATCATACTGGACTTGCTCTGACCGAGGGAAATGCTCTTGTACCGCTCGGCGAGGGTATCGTACACGGTTTCAATGACCATAGCCGACACACTGACACCCAGAAGCGAGTGCCGGATGGTGACGGTATCGCAGAGATTGACCCGCTCCAGGAGTGCCGAATACTCCGGCTGTTTCCAGAGCGGTTCAAAGGATACCTTCACCGTGGGAATGGTCGCTCCCAGCGGGTTTGCCTTGATGTAGCTGTTGGCTTTGGCTCTGAGGGCTTCCTCGGTCACAACTCCGTCAAACTGGTCGGAGAAATCCATGATGAGCGTTTTTGCCCGGACGATCTCCGAGGTCACAATAGGAAGCGTCACCTCCGGCAGCGTGACTACCGTTTCGGTGTCCGCATCTTCCGGGGTGTACACGGCATATGGGAGCAGTGCGGTATACACACCGCTGTTGTCCTCGTCCTGCTCCATGGCGGTGAGGTTCTTGCCGTATTCAATGACCACTCCGGTCTTCTGCCCACGGTGCGAATGGAACTTCACCGTGAAGTTGTCCCACTCAAACTCGCCGTGCCATTTGGAGAGCATGGAACCCTCCGTGCCGCCGAGACACGCCCGGACGCTTTTCGGCTGCGTGACGGAAAACGCCTTTGCATCCGAGTAATCCGTCCAACCCGTAAAGCGTGTATCTCCGGCAAGAAGCTGAGAGAGGATAAGCTGCGGAGAGCGGCTATCGGTACTGAACGGCAGCACCGGCACATTGGCAAGGTCATAAGAAATATGCTGACCGTAGATCGTGACGATGCCGTTTAAGGGTTTCGTGATGCGGTAAATGCGGAATGCCTGGTCGGCGGCGGTGTCGTTGGGTTTTGCCTTGATGATGCACTCCTTGGTGATAAGCCCATAGTGCTGACCGCTCACCGGGTATTTGAGTAAGCACTCGAACACACTGTTTCGCTCTTCGGTCACTTCGCAGGAAATGGTGTCCGTCAGTACGCCAAGACCGAATGAGCTGAAATCGGTGGTATTTGCGGCGTAAAGAACAGGGATCACAGACAGCACCACCTTGGAATGACCTCAATCCTCGTTACATCGCCGGTACAGTTGATGGTGCAAACACCCGGCTTGAGAACGGGAAACTCCGTACCCTTAACCTTATCGTTTTTGAGGGCAGTGCCTTTAAAGCAGTTCATCAGCTCACTGTCGATCTCGATGTACTCATCCAGATTGGAAATCATCATACCTCGACCTTGGGGCTGTATCATTATTACCACCGTACCGCTGCCATAGATTTTGATATACGGACGGCTCTCAAAAGCAGTCGGATTGGTAATCGTCAGTTCAGAAGAGTCTGCTGCCACGGTTTTCTGCCCCGCAAAGCTATATTTATAAGGTTTGCAGTTGAAGGTCACGGTGAAACTGCCGACCTTGTTCAGCTGCTCCTCAATGTCCAGATTGCCAGAGATGACACTGTAGCGGAAATACTCCGCATCGTAGGAGTCAGTAAGCTCATGGTATCTGTCCGGCTCGGAGTACAACCAGCCTTTGATGTTCCGTAGAACATCGGCAAGGGCGGCGGTATTCTTCCGGGCGAGAAACACCGTGTAGGTCACTTTGATGTTGGAAAATCGGCGGTTGGGATTGATGATGTCGCCGCTTCTGCCGGGAATGGAGATGAACTCTGCATCGTACTCCGGTGCGGAGAACACGTCCTTCTTCTCGATATGCAGACCGAACTCAGCGGAACTGCGGCCGTTGTAGGTAAAATAGGTCATGCGAATACCACTCCTTTCCGCTGGGCGAACTGGTTCGCCGTTTCCATGACTTCATTGGTGAGCTGACGGATGTCCTCGCTGCTGTAATTGTTGAAGGTGGCGATGTTCAGAGCGATGGTGAAAGCGGACGCCGCCTTGCCGACCACGCCGTCCACGGCGGAGCGAATCGAGCCGTTCACATCAAAGTCGGTTGGCAGAGCCGTCTGCATATCGTGAGCGAGGTCGCCCATGACGCCGTTGATGTCCTCCGCCATTCCTTCTGCGGCTTTGACCGCTTCATCACCGTTGTCGTCAATGGAGCCAGCCAGACCCTTGACCAGCATTTCACCGACCCATGCCATCTCCTTCGAGGGCGAATGGATACCAAAGAAATCGCAGATGCCGTCCCAGATGGAGGAGATCCACCCGGACACCTTGTCCCACAGCCACGAGGCAAGCTGGGTAATACCGCTCCACAGTCCCTTGACGATGTTGCCGCCGATCTCCACGATTTTGTACATCAGAGAGCCAAAGGCTTTCACGATGCCCGCAATGATCTGCGGCACGGCCTTGACGATCTCCACGATGATAGTGGGCAGATTCTCGATGAGGGACACGAATAGCTGTACGCCTGCCATGATGATCTTGTCGATGTTTCCGACCAGAGCGTTGACAATACCGGAGATGATTTGCGGAATCGCCTGCACGATAGTCGTGATGATCTGCGGCAGGGCTTGAATGAGAGAAATCAGCAGGTCGATGCCCGCTTGAATAATGAGCGGTATCGCATTCAGCACCGCGTTGATAATAC